ATTCAACGCCAACAACAAGTACTTCATTAATTGGATCAAACGGTACAGGAGAGACATTTAATTTTACTGTTCAATCAATTTTTGACTTAATATACAGTGGTATAGTAAATGTTAATCCTTCAGTTATTGCAACAAATGGATTAACGTCAGCTACAATTTCTAGTATGAATACATACTTTACTGGTACGACTGGAGCTAGTTTTGCAATAACTTTTCCAGCGGCAAATTCCAACTTAAATGGTATAAAGTACACAGTAATGTCCACGGTAGAAAGACTTGCAACAACATGGTTATCTACTGGTGCAACCTTTGTTGGTGCACCTGGCACATTGAGTCCATCAAGTGTTGCTACCCCAGTATGTTTTCAGTACAATCATTCTGACCTTAAGTGGTATAGATCATTATAATTAGTATATTTGCATAATAAATTTAATAAAATGAAAAAAATAAAAAAAGAGGAGCTCTCTAAGTTAGTTGAGCTTAACACAAACTTTCGGGAATTAAAGTTCCAATTGGCAGATATTGAGGTTACCTTCAATAGACTTAAAAGCCAAAAAATCGCTACACTTTCAAATCTTGAAACAGCAGCCTTTGATCTATCGTCTTATCAGGATGAGATAATCAAGGAGTATGGAGACATTAAAGTAAATCTACAAACAGGTGAATATAATTAGAAAAGTGTCTATTGGTCCTGACTACATGAAGTGCATGCACTATATGTTAGGGCAAGAAGTTCTTGATAGAACTTGGGTAATAGATTCCATACTAAAGGACGACTCTGGATCAATATCTATATGGATAATCAAGTCTGGAGAAATAATTAAGTGGAAAACTTTTTCTAGTAACGTTCCAACATCAATAGAGTTTAAAATAGATTTTTAATGAAGTCACCATACTGTTTTATCATCAAGCCAGTTGATGGAAAGCGGTACGATAATATAAGAACTTACGGAGGTAAGCCATTTATCATAAGCTCATCACAGGAGGACCACAAATCTACAAATAGGTTTGCTGAGGTAATATGCACACCAATGTACTACACTGGACCAATAATGCCAGGGGACATAGTGGTTGTTCATCACAACACATTTAAGTTTTACTACGACATGAAGGGTAGACAAAAGAGTAGCTGGAACTACTTGTTTGACGACTTCTTTATTGTTCAGGACGATCAACTGTACCTTTACAAGTCAGGTGAATCTGATTGGATGGCACCATCACCATTTTGTTTTGTGAAGCCAATCCCATCAGAGGATAAGGTGTTCTCGTCTTTGGGTAGTCTTGAGGAATTGTGGGGTGAACTAATATTTACCAATAATGAATTAGAGGGTGTTTCTGTTGGTGATGTAGTTTCATTTACTCCAGACAGCGAGTATGAGTTCAAGATAAACGGTGATTTAGTTTACAGAATGTACAACAGGAACATATGTCTAAAAAAATAGAGATACTTGAGGCTGGTAAGAAGGCTATTGACGAGCTTATTAAGGTTCTGATGGAGCCAATTATTACTCATGCTGAGGACGACCTTACAGCTGATAAATTAAAAAATGCAGCATCTGCTAAAAAATTAGCCTTTGACGATGCACTATCTATGCTACATAAGATTGAGGAGGAGGAGAACAAAGATAAAAATGTAGATATCGTTAAGATTGATCATGGAAGGCAAGGATTTGCCGAAGGAAGAGCTAAGAATGGAAAATAACTTATACAGGGTTGTTTTAGATCAAGTTCCTAAAAGTGTTGTAACTAATAGGAATAAAAAGAAAGCATGGGCTTACGGATACAGCAGTGACTATGACTTTGTTGTAATATCTAAGGACGGTACTATAGGTGATATATACGAAATAGGAGGTCTAAAGGTTGCACTTCCAAGCACCCCATCCAAGGTAGACAACTTTAATAATGTTTGGACTCCAAAAGAATACCCTGAAGAACTACAAAAAATAAAAACTATTTTTGATTGGAATAGGAGAGACAATGTTTTTAAGTCACGGTATATAGACTTAGTAGAGGGCGAGTTTGACAAGAGGGAGTATGGATATTGGTTTATCAATAATAATACCCCTACCTACGTAACTGGTAGTCATTACATGTACTTACAGTGGACAAAGATAGACATTGGACTCCCTGATTTTCGTGAGTCAAACAGGATATTTTATATTTTCTGGGAGGCTTGCAAGGCTGATACCAGATCTTTTGGTATGTGCTACCTAAAGAATAGACGTTCTGGATTTTCTTTTATGAGTTCGTCTGAGTCTTGTAGCACAGGTACTATAGTACGTGACTCTAGAATTGGTATACTATCTAAAACAGGTTCTGACGCAAAAAAAATGTTTACCGATAAGGTTGTTCCGATAATACGTAACTACCCATTCTTCTTCAAGCCTATTCAAGACGGTATGGACAATCCAAAGACCGAGCTTGCTTTTAGGGTTCCAGCTTCAAAGATTACAAGAAGGAACATGGACGATGAAAAGACTGAAGAGATTGATGGTCTTGATACTACGATTGACTGGAAGAACACAGCTGACAATAGTTATGACGGTGAAAAATTACTATTGCTAGTTCATGACGAATCTGGAAAGTGGGAAAAGCCTGAAAACATATTAAACAATTGGCGTGTAACAAAGACCTGCCTTAGGTTGGGATCAAAGATTGTTGGTAAGTGTATGATGGGATCAACGTCAAATGCCTTATCAAAGGGTGGTGATAACTTTAAGAAACTATTTAACGATAGTAACCCTGCATCACGATCTGCCAATGGTCAAACCAAGCAGGGATTGTATTCATTATTTATACCAATGGAATGGAATATTGAGGGGTACATTGATAGGTACGGATGGCCAGTTTTTGAAGATCCAAAAACACCAGTTATTGGAATGGACGGAGAAAAAATAACCAACGGTGTTATTAGTTGGTGGACAAACGAGGTTACTGCATTGAAGTCTGATGCTGACGCACTAAATGAATTTTATCGGCAGTTTCCAAGGACTGAGTCTCATGCATTTAGGGATGAGTCAAAGCAGTCATTATTTAACTTGACAAAGATATACCAGCAGATTGACTATAACGACTCATTAATAAAGGATAGGGTATTAACTAGGGGTTACTTTCACTGGAAGGACGGTAAGCCAGACACAACTGTTGTATGGACCCCAGATCAGAAGGGTAGATTTCTTGTGTCATGGATACCAGAGCAAAACAAAAGAAACAACGTAATAGACAGGAAGGGATTAAAGTATCCTGGAAATGAAAACATTGGCTCGTTTGGGTGTGACCCGTATGACATATCTGGTGTTGTAGGTGGTGGTGGATCGAATGGTGCCCTTCATGGAATGACTAAATTTCACATGGAAAACGCACCAACAAATGAATTTTTTTTAGAGTATATAGCACGGCCTCAGACAGCGGAGATATTCTTTGAGGATGTTCTTATGGCCTGTGTATTTTATGGTATGCCAATACTAATTGAGAACAATAAGCAAAGACTACTGTATCACTTTAAAAATAGAGGGTACAGACCATTCTCCATTAATCGTCCAGACAAACACTACAGCAAGCTCTCTAAGACAGAGATAGAGCTCGGTGGTATACCTAACTCATCTGAGGATGTAAAACAAGCTCATGCGTCAGCTATTGGCTCTTACATTGAAGAATATGTTGGTCTGGATCTTGAGGGTACGTACCGTGACCAAGATTCTATGGGGTCGATGTATTTTACAAAAACTCTTGAGGACTGGGCTAGGTTTGATATAAACAACAGAACAAAGCACGATGCCTCAATTAGTTCTGGTCTTGCAATTATGTCTACAAAAAAGTACATCGTTAATCAAGAGAAAACAAATACAAAAATAAGTATTAAATTTGCAAGATACGATAATACAGGCAACCGAAGCGAAATAAAAAAATAATGGATAAACCATCAGTTTTAATACAACAACGATCATTCCCAAATCAGAACGCAACCGATGAAGAAAAAGCAACAATTGAATATGGCTTAAAGGTAGCAAAGGCGATTGAGGGAGAGTGGTTTAAAAAAAATACAAATAGTTGTAGGTTCTACAATCAATGGGGTAATTATCATTCACTTAGACTATACGCTAGGGGTGAACAACCAATTCAAAAATATAAAAACGAGCTTTCTATAGATGGAGACCTGTCTCACTTAAATCTTGACTGGTCGCCAATACCTATTATACCGAAGTTTGTTGACATTGTTGTTAACGGAATGTCTGACAGACTGTTTACAATTAAGGCTGAGGCTCAGGACGTTATGTCTGCTGAACACAAGAACATGTTTCAGGACATGATCGAGTCAGACATGATCGCAAAAGACTTCCTAAATCTAACTAAGTCTGAGTTTGGAGTTGATGCATTTAATGTTGACCCAAATGAATTACCAGAAAACGATGAGGAATTATCGTTGTACATGCAACTTAAGTATAAGCCTAGCATTGAAATTGCGGAAGAAATGGCGATAGATACTATACTTAAGATGAACGAGTATTCAGAAACAAGAAGCCTTATTGACTACGACATGACTACAATTGGACTTGGCGTAGTAAAGCATTCATTTTTGATTAATGATGGCGTAAACGTTGAGTATGTAGACCCTGCTAACTGGATACACAGCTACACTGAAAGACCTGATTTTTCTGACTGTTATTATTTCGGAGAGGTAAAGATGGTTCACTATACTGAACTAAGAAAGATCAATCCAAACTTAACGGATGAAGAATTAACTGAGATAAGAAACGCTAGTTCTGCTTGGTATGATTATTTTCCAATAATAAAAACGTATCAGGACGATGCTTTTTTAAATGAAGTCGTAACACTTCTTTATGTTAACTACAAGACAGACATGAAGTTTGTTTGGAAGAAAAAAATATTAGAGAACGGTGGCGAAAAGGTAATAAGAAAAGATTCATCATTTAATCCTCCAGTTGAGGAAGGGATGATGTACGAGAAGATAGAGTCTGTTAAGGATGTGTGGTACGATGGTATATTAGTTGGTGGATCTAACAAGATGATAAAGTGGGAGATGATGAAAAACATGGTCCGACCAAAGTCAGCTTCACAGAACGCAATGCCTAATTATATTGCATACGCACCTAGAATGTACAAAGGAAATGTTGAGTCTCTTGTTAAGAGAATGATACCATTTGCAGATCAGATACAACTAACGCACCTTAAGCTACAACAGGTAATGGCTAGAATTGTTCCAGATGGAGTCTTTATTGACGCTGACGGAATAAATGAAGTTGACTTGGGTACAGGTGCAGCATACAATCCAGAAGATGCATTAAAGATGTACTTCCAAACTGGTAGTGTAATAGGAAGAAGTTATACGCAGGATGGTGATTTTAATAATGCTAGAATCCCTATTCAGGAGTTAAATACAAATAGTGGTCAGTCTAAGATGGCTGCACTTATTGGTAACTACAATCATAACTTAAGCATGATTCGTGACGTTACTGGAATAAATGAGGCTAGGGATGGGTCAACACCTAATCCAGACGCACTAGTTGGAATACAGAAGATGGCTGCACTAAGCTCTAATACAGCAACAAGGCACATACTAGAGGCTGGTCTATCTATAACAAAAAGATTGGCAACTTGTATATCATTAAGAATTGGAGACATACTTGAGTACTCTGACTTTGTTGAGGAGTTCTCTATGCAGATAGGTAAGTATAACGTTGGAATTCTTGATGAGATAAAGAACTTATATCTACATGACTTTGGAATATTTATAGAGATATCTCCAGACGAAGAGCAAAAACTAAACCTAGAGAAGAACATACAGATTGCACTACAGCAGCAAACAATTGACTTAGAAGATGCTATTGACATTAGAATGATCAATAACATGAAACTAGCAAATGAGATGCTTAAGGTTAAGCGTAGAAAAAGAATGGAGGCACAGCAGAAGCAGAAACAAGAAGAGATGCAGATGCAAAGCCAGATGAACATGCAGTCACAACAAGCGGCAGCTGAACAGAAGGCACAGCTATTCCAGATTGAGGCACAAGCTAAGATGCAGTTAAAGGAGGCTGAAGCAAACTACGCTATAAAAACAATGCAGGCTGAGGTTGAAGCTAAAAGAAGCTTGATGGATCTTGAGTTCCAGTATAACATGCAACTAAAAGGAATAGAGGTTGATGGTATGTTGAATAGAGACAAAGACAAAGAGAAGGCTAAAGACAAAAGAGTTGACCTTCAAGCTACTAGACAGTCTGAATTGATTAACCAAAGAAAAAATAACTTACCTCCAATTGATTTTGAGAGTAATGAAGATTCGTTAGATGGATTTGATTTAGAATCTTTTAATCCTAGATAGATTTAGGTTGTGTACCATTAAAAAGTACATATAAAAAAAATTGTAACTTTGTAAAATATTAAATAAAATAAAATGGAAGGTGAATTTAAAGTAAGAACTGTTGAGTTTGAAGAAAAGTCAGCAGTTGAGATTGAAGAAAAATTGCTTAAGGAACACGAAGAGAAATTTAATCCTAAAAGTGAACCACAAGAGCAAGTGAATATTGCAGAAGTTCCTGAGGAAGATATTGATGAAAATAAAATCATATCTTACTTAGGAAAAAGATACAACAAGGAGATATCATCTCTTGATGATATATGGGAACAGAGACAGGTGAATGAAGAACTACCTGAAGACGTTTCAGCATTCTTGAAGTATAAAAAAGAAACAGGTCGAGGGATAAATGATTTTATGAATCTTAGCAAGGATTATAATTCAATGGACCAAGACACTTTGCTTTTTGATTTTTATAAAGAACAAAATAAGGAGCTAGACTCTGATGATGTTCGTTGGGAGATTCAAAACAAGTTCTCTTTTGATGAGGACTTTGATGATGAAAAAGACGTAAAAAGAAAACAAGTAGCAAAGAAAAAAGAGCTTGCCAAAGCTAAAGAGTATTTTAACAACTTAAAAGAACAGTACAAAGTGCCACTTGAGTCAGGTGATTCTTTTGTTCCACAAGAAGAAAAAGATGCTTATAGAGCTTACAAGGAATATAGAGAAACCACAACTGCAAGCGAGCAGGATCAGGAGCGTAGATCTAAGTATTTTGCTGATAAAACAAATGAATTGTTTTCTGACAAATTTGAAGGTTTCAAGTTTAGTATAGACGAAGACAAGAAGTTAGTTTACAAGCCAGCTGAATCACAAGAACTATTGAAGGAGCAGTCTACATTAAAGAACTTTATAAACAAGTTTTTAAATGATGATGGCTACCTACAAGACGCTGAGATGTTCCATCGTTCTATAGCTGTTGCCTCTAACCCAGAGAAGTTTGCCAAATTCTTTTATGAAAAAGGTAAATCTGAAGCGGTAGAAGGTGTTGCAAGAGAGTCTAAAAATATAGATATGACTCGTAATGCAACGTCTATAACACCAACTCAAGGGTTTCAGGTAAGATCGGTAGATGCGGATCGTGGAAATAGATTAGTAATTAGAAACAATAAAACTTAGAAATTATGGCTGGATTAATATCATCAACTCCCCCGATAAATCTTACCCCTAGTGCGGTAAAGGCAACATTGCCAACAAATTATATTACAGACTTTGAATTCTTGAATCAGTATCTTCCTGATACATATGAGCAAGAATTTGAGCGTTACGGTAATAGATCAATTGCATCATTCTTACGTATGGTTGGTGCAGAGCTTCCTTCTAACTCTGACATGATTAAATGGTCAGAACAAGGTCGTTTACATACAAAGTATACAAATGTTATCCCATCGTCAGCAAAAGATTCAGATACTGCTACTTTTACAATGGCAACAACAAGCCCTGTTACAGTATGTAACTTTAGACTTAATCAAACTGTATTTATTTCATCTCAAAGTGTAGCTGCTAATTCTGCAAGAGGAGTTGTTAGTGCAGTTGCAGATAACGGATCTACATTTGAGGTTAAATTTTATAATGCATCTGGTTCACCATTTACAATCACTACTGAGCTTGTAACTGTATTTGTTTACGGTTCTGAATTTCAGAAAGGTAAAGATGGAATGTCAGGAAGCAACGAATCACAAGATTTATTCTTTGACAACAAGCCAATTATCATTAAAGATAAATACGCTGTTTCTGGTTCTGATCTGGCACAAGTTGGATGGGTTGAGGTAACTACTGAAAATGGAGCTGCTGGGTACTTATGGTACATCAAGTCAGAGCACGAGACTCGTCTACGTTTTGATGATTACTTAGAGATGGCTATGGTTGAAGGTGTTCGTGCTGAAACATCATCTGAGGCATTAGCTTACTTGTCTCCATCTACTGTATCTGCTCCAGGTGCTGCTGCTGGTACAACTGCTGCTGGTACAATGGGTATGTTTAGTGCTATTGAAACTCGTGGTAATGTATGGTCTGGAGGTAATCCAACTGCATTATCTGATTTTGATTCAATTGTACAACGTCTTGACAAGCAAGGAGCTATAGCTGAAAACGCATTGTTCTTAAATCGTCAATTCTCATTCGACATCGATGATATGTTAGCTGCTCAAAATTCTTATGGAGCTGGTGGAACTTCTTACGGTTTGTTTGATAATTCTGAGGAGATGGCGTTAAACTTAGGTTTCTCTGGATTCAAGAGAGGTTATGAGTTTTACAAGACTGACTGGAAATACTTAAACGATGCTACACTTCGTGGTGGTCTTGTTGGTGGTAACATCAATGGTGTTTTAGTTCCAGCTGGTACAATGAATGTATACGATCAAGTTCTAGGTAAAAATGCAAGACGACCGTTCTTACACGTGCGTTACCGTGCATCTGAAACTGAAGACAGACGTTACAAGACTTGGATGACAGGTTCAGCAGGTGGTGCTGCAACAAGTTCTTTAGATGCAATGGAGGTTCACTTCTTGTCTGAAAGAGCTTTGTGTACACTAGGTGCAAACAACTTCTTCTTATTCAAGTAATAGGATTAAATCAAGAGAGGGACATCAGTGTCCCTCTCTATTTTTTTAAAATAAATTAAATTATATAAAATGGAAACAATTAAAAGAGTAAAATTAGAGTCTAAGGACAGAATCTATTTATTAAAGGGTGATACAACTCCTTTAAGTTATTACATAGCATCAAAAGATAGCCCAAGAAAGAGGCTACTTTATTTTGATGAAGAAACAAACATAAACTATCCGCTTAGATACGCAAGAAATTCAAAGACTCCTTTTCAGGATGATCAAGATCAAAACGTTATATTAGAGCCTGTTGTATTTGAGGACGGTGTTTTAAATGTACCAAAGTCAAATCCTGTCTTACAGGAATTCTTATATTATCATCCAGGTAATGGAACTGAATTCTATGAGTTTGACAATGAAAAAGACGCACAGGAAGACGTTACTATGCTATACGATCAGCTTGACGCACAGATAGCAGCTAGAGACTTAGATATATCAGTACTAGAGTCTGTCGCTCGTTTGTTAATGGGATCGAATGTTGAGTCAATGAAGACTACTGAATTAAAGAGAGACGTAATGTTATTTGCAAAGCGTTATCCACAAGAATTTATGGAGGCTGTTAATGACCCATCACTAAGAATCAACAATATAGCTGCAAGAGCAATATCTGATGGCTATTTGATTTACAAGAACAACAAAAAAGAGATATACTTTAATTTCAAGGACAATAAAAAGAAGTTGCTTACCGTTCCATTTGGAGAGGATCCACTTTACGTACTGTCTTCATACTTTCAGTCAGATGAAGGTTTAGAGTTGTACAAACACCTTGAAGATAAGTTGTCAGAAAATTAGTATATTTGCATTATTATTAACCCATTTAAACTTTTTAAACAATGGAAAAATTTATCAGCATCCCTAACACATCTGGGACAAATCAATTGATTTCAAGTAATCATGTTATAGCTGTTGTAGCTTCATCAGCAACTGCAACTACAACAACTATTAATTACCTTAGTGGAAAAATTGTAACAATAACAACAGATGCTCAGACTAATTACAGTGTACGTAATGCAATTCAAAATGCAGTAGCAGCTTCTGCCGCTATTACATGGTCAGAACCTGTGTATGTTATTCCTTCATTACCAGTTCCTTGTAGTACAATTAAAGTAACAACATAATTAGTATATTATTAACCCATTTAAACTTTTTAAACAATGGAAAAATTTATCAGTATCCCCGTAACAATTTCAAGCATATTAAGCAATCAATTAGTATCAGTTAACGATTTAGTAGGTGTATTTGCAGGAGCAGGAAGTACAAACACTGCTGCATTGGCAAACACTGTTCTTATATATCGTAACGGAAAAACAATAACATTAACTCACGAGGCTCAAACTGCTTACAATATGCGTGATGCAATTCAAAATGCAATTGTTGAATCTTTAAAAATAAACTGGACAAAACCAGTATATGTTATTGCTTCACTTCCTATTTCTGTTACTAATTTTGGTATATCAGGATAAAAAAAAACTAAAAGGCACTTTTTAATTAGAGTGCCTTTTTTTGTTTATCTTTGTAAAAATACTTGCAATGATAAATGATGTTAGAAATACTGTTCTGTCAATAATAAGTAAAGACAATCGGGGTTACATTACTCCAGAGGAATTTAACTTATTTGCAAAGCAGGCACAGCTTGAAATATTTGAACAGTACATATACTCTTACTCCAACTCAATTGTTAAGCAGAACGCTAGAATGTTTGGAGAGGGATACACAGATGTTCCAAAGAATATGGGTGAGGTTCTTGATTCATTTTCTACGCTTGCGTCATTAACTTATACTACCCCATATTTTATTTTACCTACAGATTTTTATTACCTAGAGAGGGTAATGTATAATAACTTTGAAGTAGAAAAAGTTAGCCAAAGAAAAATTCAGGCATTATTAAATTCAAACCTAACGGCTCCTGACGTATACAATCCAGTATACACAATGAGCGATCCTGGTTTAGTTGTATATCCAACAACAATTTTAACGAATATTACGACTCAGTACCTAAGATATCCAAAAGATCCAGTGTGGTCATACACTAATATTGCTGCTGGTCAACCAGTCTTTAATCCAAGTAATGCATTTTATCAAGACTTTGAGCTACCATTAAGTGATTTTTCAGGTTTGGTAGTTAAGATATTACAGTACGCTGGAGTATCAATTAGAGAGATGGAAGTTGTACAGGCAGCTAAGTCAGAAGAGATACAAGACTCACAACAAAAACAATAGTAGATGTCATATATAACTAATTACCAGTACTACAAAAATAACGGAACTATCCCTGAAGATGAAAATTGGGGCTCGTATCAGTACGTCACTCTATCTGACATAGTAAATAACTTCATACTAATGTATGTTGGCAACGATAAGCTAGTAAACAATGTTGATAGATATACAATTATTTTCCATGCAAAGAGAGCGATACAGGAGCTTAACTATGACGCACTACGCAACATAAAGGTCCTAGAATTACAGCTTGGAACTGATCTAAAGATGGTCATGCCTCCAGACTATGTTAGCTACGTTAGAATGTCGATGCTAAATAACGGTGTTCTTGTTCCATTGGTTGAGAATAGAACCGTTATGTCAGCTACGGCTTACTTGCAGGATAATGACCTAGACATTGTGTTTGACTCTAATGGAGAGGTTGTGACAGGTACATCAAAGCTTGACATCCTTAGGGGCGACAACATGTTGTACACTGGAGGGGGAATATATAACAATCAGATGGGATACTGCTGTGATGGTCAATGGTACTTTAATTATAGCATTGGCTCAAGGTATGGCATGAACACTGAAGACGCAAACAGAAACCCTAAGTTCACAATCAACAAGGAGTCTGGGGTTATTGATTTTTCATCTGGAGTTGAGAATGCATTTATTGTTCTTGAGTACATTTCAGACGGAATGGAGAATGGAGACTCAACAAAAATATCTATAAATAAGTTGGCAGAGGAGTACGTGTATAACTACTTAAAGTGGGCGGTATTAAATAATAAATATGGCGTACAGGAGTACATAGTAGCAAGAGCTAAAAAAGAAAAGACCGCAACACTAAGGAATACGAAAATTAGATTAAGTAATATGCACCCATCAAGAATATTAATGAGCTTGAGAGGTAAAGATAAATGGATTAAGTAATCATGGCAGAAACTAAGAGAACATTTATCGCTGGTAAGATGAACATGGACATTGACGAAAGGATGCTTCCTGATGGTCAATACCGATCTGCTAGTAACATAACAGTAGAGTCTACTGGTGGGTCTAACGTGGGTGCAGTTCAAAATGCACTTGGGAATGAAAGATTATTTAACGTAGCAGATTTTTTATCTAAGTTTAAGGGAATAACAATTACAGGTGCCAAAACAATTGGGGCAGTAAAATATGAGCCACTTAGCTTGTTATATTGGTTTGTAACATCTAATGAATTTGACGGCATATTTGAGTATAATCAAAAAACTAATAAAACGTCTTTAATTTTAGGTAGCACAACAGATCAATTAAAATTTGACGCATTAGCACTTATAACAGGAGTAAATTACATATATTCAGATGAGGGGAGTTATTTGTTTTGGACGGATAATTTAAACCCACCGAGAAGGATAAATATTACTAGAGTTAGAGAATACTCAGTTGATGACACAAGAATAAATATAGACATTGACGTAATACTTAGACCACCACTAAATAGTCCAAAAATAGTACTAGGACTAGATTCTGATCCATCAACTAATCTAGAAGAAAAATTTCTTTATTTTAGTTATAGATATAAATACATTGACAATGAGTTTAGCTCGATGGCACCATTCTCTGCTTTAGCATTTGACGCTAAATCACTTTCATTTGATCCAAACACTGGTGACAATGTTGGAATGTTAAACAAGTATAATTTAGTTAACATTCATTTTGAAACAGGAAATGAGTTTGTAAAAGAAATTCAGATTTTAGTTAGAGATACAAGGTCATTAAATGTAATGATAGTAGAAACATTAAATAAAGTTGACGAAGTAATTCCAAATAATTCAACTTCAAGTTTTGTTTTTAGAAATAATAAAATATATACTACCCTTACATCAGATCAAGTAACAAGAATGTTTGACAATGTGCCACTTAAGGCACAGGCACAAGAAATCATTGGTAATAGATTGATATATGGAAACTACACTCAATTTAGAGATGTGCCAAGTTTAAATTATTCAGTTGATTTTGGTAGCTATAAATACACGCCAGAAGAACTTCTGACAACTCCAAAACCAACATTTAGAAGTGACCGTGATTATGAAGTTGGAATAGTATATGGCGATGAATATGGAAGACTAACAACTGTGTTGACATCAAAACAAAGTAACACATCAAATAGTAGTTCAAACTCGATTTACATACCACCAGCTAACTCAAGTACAGCGAATTTATTAAAGACAACAATAAAAAGTTTGCCTCCAAGTTGGGCAACAAACTATAGACTATACATAAAACAAGCAAAAAAAGAATACTACAACTTATTCCCTATATCATTTCAAATTTCTGGACAATACAGATACCTACAAATTTCAGAGTCTGAAAGAGATAAAGTTTCTGTTGGTCAGTACATTATATTTAAAACAGCTAATACTACTGCTACTCATTCAAATAAAAAATTCAAGGTTCTTGAGATAGAATTAAAAACACTTGGACAGATTAACGCTGGATCACCAGCTGGACTATATATCAAAATAAAGCCAGACGCAATAAGTAATGCATCTTTTTTTGTAGCTCCAATTGCTAATACCCAACAATCTCCAGTTAACCCAACAATAGGGCAAGATCCTGTTCTAGATAGCCTGATATCCTATGGTCAGTGTCTTAATCCATCATCAAACAAAACTCAAGAACCATATAGTGTTAATAGTTTTATACAAAGTAATTTGCATGAAAATGGTCTTTTTTATGATACGGTACACTATAGGCTAGGATCTGATTTTTTTACAGCAAGTCAAAATGGTGCAGCTATATTAACAATGGTAGCTACTGCTAATGGTAAAACATTTAAAAGAGACTTAAGACTTAAAGTAAAAATAGTAAACGACCCAGCAAATCCTAATTCAAGTACTGCAACACATTTCTCTTTAAATTCAAATGTAAATGATCAAAATAACTGGAGCTATCCAACAGCAATAACTAGTGTTCAGCCTGGCGGACTCAACGTAAATACCAATGCAAATGGCTTTATGTCTTCACAAAACACACCAGTAAGATTATATTTCCCAACTGTTGGAACTTATACTTTGGGGGATGTATACGTGTTTAATGTTAGAGCTAGAGTAAATGAAACAAGTCCAGTAAATATTCGTATTCCTTCTGCTGCTGGTAATCATGGATTGCCACTTCAACCATTTTCAGGTAGTTCACAAAAATATGATATAAGCGAAAATTTTAGCTCTGATGACTATAAAGGAACCTGTGTAGTTGGACTTAAGGGGCCTATATATACTGGAGCTATAATAAAGATAACATTAAAAGAGTTTGTTGGAGATAGTGATACTGATGTTAATAGTGCATTTGTTACTACAACAGCCCCATCATCAAGAATGTACCCATCATTTGAAGAATATTGGTACGAGGAATTTATATTTTCAGGTCAAGATCTTGGTGGAGGTGTTTTTTCTAAAGACAATGCTGCATTTAGGTATTGCCATTCTTTTACTTATTCTAATGGCGGACCTTCTGGACAAACCATGGGTCAAGGTACTAGTGAGGTAACATTAAATGGTATTCAAAATAACTATTATTCTACGTTGTTCTATCCAGCTAATGCTAACAAAGCTAGAGCAAAAAATTCCCCTTTTTTCTGTAAAAGATCAAAATATACAGCTGAAGTTTCTTTAACGCAATCATTAACACCAAAATATATTTTTGAAACTGAACCAATTGAAGTAGATACAGATATATTTTACGAAACAACAAAAACATATCCAATAATAAATAATTTTCATAAGGTTGGATGGAATTATCAGACAGCTACTGGCACCGCTGTAACAGGTGGATTTAATATTCTCCTTACATCAACAGGCATACATTACTTTAATCCTGCTGATTATGTATGGAGAAATGGTGTATCACATAATGTAGTAGCTGTAACATCTCAAAGACAAATAACAATATTTTCTACTACTAATTTCAGCGGGTCTGGTACTATCTATTCAACGTTAATAGAGTCAGATCAAACGAGTTCAACTGATGCTACTGTAGTTCTAAATAATGGTACCCAAAATACTGAGTATAATGCATTTTGTTATGGTAATGGATTAGAGTCTGACAGAATTAGAGATTCATTTAATAATACTACAATTAAGTACAGCATAAGGGCAAGTTCTATTATTGACGATTATGAGCAAGAAGACAAGTTTGCGTCATTAACATATAGTGGAATTTATCGTGGCGATTCATCTATTAATAGATTAAATGAATTTAATTTATCTCTAGCTAATTTTAAGAATCTTGATAAGGAGTATGGATCTATACAAAAGCTATACGCAAGAGACTCTGATTTACTTGTGTTACATCAAGACAAGATAACATCTGTTTTATTTGGAAAAAATTTGTTGGTAGATGCTCTTGGAGGTGGACAGGTTGCATCAATCCCTGAGGTTCTTGGTAATCAAGTTCCATATCAACTAGACAATGGAATCAGCAATGACCCAGCAAGTTTTGCTGTTAATTCTGATAACATATACTTTACTGACGCTAAGAGGGGTGTTGTAATAGAGATGATAGGGAACCAAGGAATCATGGAGATATCATCAAAGGGAATGAGGAATTATTTTAGAGATACTTTAACTTCAAACATTAATACTCAAAAAATAGGTGCCTATGATCCATATTATAATATGTACTCTCTAACTACTAATGAGACAAGTAATCGTAAATGTATATTATCCCTAAGTAAGCCATCAACAACTTTCTCAAATAAGCGTGGAACAACAAGTAAGATTTTTTTATTTAATATTTTATCAATTGAATCATGGACGATAGAATTAATTGATAATGGATTTGGAACTGACTGGTTGGTGTTGAATTTTAATTCTGGGACTGGTGCTCAAAATATTACTGCATATCCTCAAAATATATCAAACTCACTTCCAAGAAATATGACAGTCAGAGTTAGTTATTGTGGATCTACTATTGACCATCTAGTTACAGAGATAACATATAAACCTATTATAAAATCAGTAATTATTGTAAAATCAAAATAAAATGAATATATTAAATCAGTCAATTCAACTTGCTGGGCAAACACTAAAAGAAATAAACAATGTAACTACTACAGATTCAAGCATTTCATTATTTGATTCTTACACTGGAGATAAAATTGTTAATCTAGCACCGTCTCATGGACAATTAGTAACAATTAAAAGCGGTGGTACAGGAACAACAAAAGAGCTGGCTCCTTCATTAAACAATAAGCTTTACTACCTTGTGTCAAATGTATCATATAATGAATCACAGACAGATGAAATAATATCTTTGGCTACAGTGATACCTGTTGTTTTAACTAACGGAATATTTATTGGTGAGTTTACATTTTTAAATCCAAATGACTATGAAAACGCATATTTTTTGTGGGACTATTCAGATAAAATACTAGACTCTGCGTCATACATTGGAGCGACTAGTAATAGGCCCATGTCAATTAGTTTTAACAACAACGCTGGCAGATGTGGATTAAATTACAATGCACTTTCTGCACCAACTAGATTTCAATTTGTAGTAAATGGAGAAGTTCAAAAGGACACTGGTTATGTAGGACTAAACACACAACAAAATTATGATTACTTAATTGCTGCTGGTGTATTACCTAGTGAGATATCTCTTTCATTACCATATAATGGAAATGTAAATAATGGAAAAGGGAGTTTAATAACAGTAAAAAATACAGGAGTTCTAAATGCGTCTGTAGTTGTATCATCACCACTTAGTACGTCATCATGGTCAATAACAAAAATAAACCCATACACAACGTCTTTTAGTATAAATCCAACAAAAGACAACACACCTTGTGGAAAGTCTACAACTACTACTTATTATCATAACGGATCAAATCTGACACCAGTTGTTGGAGATGTTGTTTATTCTGCAAGCAACGTAGTATTTAATGGAGAGAACTTAAACTATTTTATTGGAAATTCTATATTTATAAACATTGATAATAATGGTGTAGTTACAAGTATAGACGATTGTTATTCAGATGGGCCGTTTGCAGTTCCATATATATATGAAAGAGATATTGTATATTCTAATGGAGATGAGATTAAAAGACCTGTACTAGTAATAGGAGAGCCAATAACAACTTGGACTTTAGTTTCAGCTAATCCAACTTCACAAAGTATATATTCTAATGGAGTTTGGAATATAGATGGGAATACACCAAAGGGAGAATATGTAATAGAAATCAATGCAACAAATTCTATTGGTACGAGTGCAAACAAGGTTATTAATGTAAGTGTTCCTGATTTAGCGACCACTAGACCAGTAGAAATAGACATAGATATGGTGCACTATGGCACTTCTAATCCTCATAATCCGTGTAGTACAACTGGAGTAGTTCTTACTACCATGTTTTTTTCAAGTACAGATCAATTTCAGCAATTACCAAGCAAGGGAAGTTTTATTTATTACGACAGTGAAGGATTGAGACCATTTAATGGTGGAGGTTTTTGGTACTATCAAGCAAACTATGCTTTAAGAATAAGTGCTATTGGATCTGTAATGGATACACATACATGTGATGCAACCACTACTGCTAGTCCAATAGCTCCAACTACTTTACCAGGAGGATCTTATTTCAATGCTAGGTCTTGTACTGACAAATCTGCATTAATCACTTTACGAGACGCAAATGCTCAGGGCATAGTTGTTGGAAATGTAGTTAAGACAGCTGGTGACTCAAATTGTTGGGAAATACTTTCTACTGCCACTCCTGTTTATCCATATAAATTAATAGTAAGTTCTGCTACAAAGTATACAAGCTGTAGTGCGTGTAATTCACAAAGCACTACATCAAGTACTACAACTATAACAACTGCACCGACATTTACACTTTTTTCTTTAGCTACAAATGCAATATCAAGTAGTGCTTCCAGTAGCTGTGTCTTTGCATCTCCAACTTACATTAATCATTATCACAACGGAGCGTCAGCTCTTCCAGTATTTGGTGATTTTGTGTACACAAATAGTAATGGAACGACACCATTTGATGGTCAGTTTAAGTGGTACATAATGTTTAATACTGTAAAGGTTGCTGTAAATATATCAAACACTGGTCAGGTAATAAATGTTATTCCGTGCTCAAACGCGACTTCTACTACTAGCACTACAACTATTCCTACAAGAATGTATTCAGCGACTAGGTGTGACAATAATGCAATTACTCAGATACTTTCATATGTCTCTTTAAATGCTTTAGCTGTTGGTACAGTTGTGAGTGATGCAAATAGAAATTGCTATACAATAACATCTGTTACTACTGGTACAGCTTTCTCAAGCATTAGGTCAATATATAAGGTTTGCTCTGATTGTTTTACTTACACTACAACTGCTAGTCCAACCACAAGCCCAACTACTAGTCCAACCACAAGTCCAACCACAAGCCCAAGCACTACAACAATAGCACCTGGTTCACCATATGTGCTTGATTTTTTAAAGTTTGATCTTCCTAGGTGTAACATAGGGGTGATATCTGAATACTTTACGGATGGTCAAATTTTTGTTGATGTGTTGTACACTAATAAAGAAATGACAATAGTAGCTCCTGCTGGTATTTATAAATTAGTAGTTAATAAGCAGGGTGCATGTTGGGACGTTGGAGGTTTTCAGGCTTGGTCTAGTCCATTTAGTTGCGTATGATGAACCTAAGAATGATCTCTGCACAACCTGCAATAGACTATTACGCATGGCAGGTTGAGGTATACCTTACAAATTTTATTGGTCTAGGCTACAACGGAAATAATATCGATGTGGTAGCTGGATATCAAGAGTCTGTTCCTGAGTCTTGGAGGAAGATACAGCAAAAATTCCCATACGTAAGGTTCTTCTTTTACAAAGACACAATGGAGGGGTGTAAGTACTTACCAGCAATTCAGGCACACATATTAAAAAAACATTTTAAGGAGCACCCATACCTAAGGGACGAGGCAGTATTCTTTCATGATGCTGACTTTATTTTTACAAAATACATGGACTTCTCAAAATTTTTAAACGATGACAATTGGTACTTCTCAGACACTATTTCATACCTAGGCTACGAATACATAATGAGTAAGGGTGAGGAGGTCTTAGACGCAATGTGTGAGGTTGTAGGCATAGACAAGTCGGTAGTTAAGGCCAACCAATTAAACAGTGGTGGAGCACAAAAGTTATTTAAAAATATTGACCACAACTACTGGAGCATGGTTGAGTACTATTCAATTACGCTATACGACAAGCTATTGAGCTTGGAGCACATAAAGAAAGAGGGTGATCCATACGGAATACAAGTATGGACGGCAAGCATGTGGGCAGAACTATGGACTGGATGGAAGCTAGGTCATAGTGTTATTGTACCGCCAGAGTTTGATTTCTGCTGGGCTACATGTTCAATGTCAAGGTGGGATGATGTAAGTTTTTTCCATAATGCAGGGGTTTCATCTTCTGATCAGGGGATGTTTTACAAGGCCAGCTACATGGATAAGTATCCGTTTAATGAAAAGCTAGAGATATCTGATTCTAGGTGTTCATATAATTACTATAAACTTATTGAGTCTGTCGATAGTTGTTTGATTTAATTTTCGTAAATTTGCTGTATGGCTATAGAAACAATAACGTATTCAGACAACGCTGATGGATGGACTTCTTTTTGGAATTACTATCCAGATTGGATGATTGGTATGAGTAATGTGTTTTATAGCTGGAGGGATGGAGACTTGTGGAAGCAAAATTCCAGTGCGTCTACTAGAGGAAGTTTTTATAATACTTCTTATGCATCTAAAATTAAAACAATATTTAATGAGGACTCAGCGAGTACTAAAATGTTTAAAACTTTAAGTTTAGACTCTACTAATCCTTGGACTGCAACTATGCTTACTGACTTAGATGTTGGGAGTGTAGGTAATGAGTACGTTGAGAAAGAGGGCGGATGGTATGCTTACATAAGGGCGTCTAGTGCAACATCAAATAGCAATAACCTTCTGTCAACTCAAGGCGTTGGAAATACAAGCCCTACTAGTGCAGCTGGAGCAACGGCTACATTTCCTTTTGTTATAGGCACAAGACTAGGGGTTGGTGATAGGGTGTTTTGTAACAATATTCCTATTGGACTGATCGGGTCTGCAACTCCAACTACAATAACAGTATCAGCTGGCACATTCCCAGCTGGTGTTGGATACGTTTATATTGCAAAAAATTCAATTGCTGAGTCGTTTGGTTTGCGTGGATACTACATGGAGGTTGAACTATCAGTCCAATTAACTAGTGAGGTTGAATTATTTTCAGTATCTAGTTCTTTATTTAAAAGTTATATGTAATGGAATTTAGAATGTTAAATGAATCAGACTATGACACATTTTGTTCATGGTGGAAGGCCTGGAGGTGGACACCTCCTAGTGTAGACTCTTTGCCTCAAAATGGTTTGGGTGGGGTAATGGTATCAAGCAATGGCGTTGAAGTTTGTGGGGGATTTGTTTACCTAACAAACTCAAAAACAGCTTGGATTGAATTTATAGTGTCAGACTTTAACTACAGAGAGAAAGACAGACAGGAGGCTATACTATACCTGATAAATATATTGATAGAACTGGTTAAAGATTCTGGAGACTACAAGTACATATACACATCATTGAAGAATGAAAGCCTTATAAACACATACGCAAGTTGTGGTTTTGTAAAGGGAAGTTCTAGGTGTACAGAAATGATTAAGACATTATAGGATTTTTTTTAGTAACTTTGAATAAAAAAAAATGGCAGCAGTAACAGGGGCGGTGATAGCAGTAGCAGGACTTGGAATGAGTGCAGCACAGGCTATTAAGGCCAATAAAGATATGAAGACGGCATCTAATGCTGCTCAAGCAGCTAAGAATGATCTAGCAAAAATAAGCGAAACAAACGCATTCAAGCAAGTTCAAGTTCCAACACTTGGCTTTAATTTAGCACAACAATCTCAAGCACAAAGAAGTGCGTCAGCATTATCAGCAGTACAAAGTGCTGGTGCTGAAGGAGTTATTGGTGGAGTTGGACAGATCATGCAAGCAGGAAATGAGCAAGACCTACAACTAGCAGCAATGGCTCAAGAGGCAAAATTCAAGAGAGATGCCATGCAGGCTGACGCTGAGATGGGCATAAGTGCTAGAAAGCAAGAGAGAGAATATCTGATTGGTGTAAATGAATTACAATCAGAAAACGAAAAAAGATCACAGGCAGAGACCAATAGAAATGCAGCTATAGCGGGAATGTTTTCATCGGCAGGAGCAGCTGTTAAAGCTGGATCTAAATCTGAATTATTTGGTGGAGATGAACAGTTCTTTGAAAAAACAACATAAACTATGAGAAGAAACAACCCCTACTTTGGATATGTTCCACCTGATAACACCCTAGACTGGGCTAAGATGACTAGTGGCCTTATCGACACAATAACTGGAATTTCAGAAGAAAGACAGAAACAAAGAGAGGAACTAGAAAAAATAAATATTGACAATCAGAGAATAGTTTCAACTGTCGATAGTTATTCTGACCAGACCCTTAACGGGTTTGTTCAATCTGCCGCTGTTGACGCTAGATCAATGACTAGCGAATGGTACCGACAACTTAAGAACAGAGAGATTACACCTGCTGAATATAAAAATAGAAATAATAATCTAATTACAAACTGGTCTGCTGTTGGTACGACAGCAAAAACATTTAACGCAAAGATACAGGAGGCCTTAAAAAGACAACAGGAAGACCTAGCAAGTGGTGAAGAGTTATGGAAGATAGGTAAACTTGCAGAATTTGGTGATCTAAAAAATAAAAAAGTATTTATAGATCCACAAACTGGAAATCTAATGACTGGTGTGCTTGATCCATCAACAGGACAGGTGGATCCTACTACACTTGTAACTGGTGTTGCTATGAATAACATTGAAAACATACAGACAAATAAAGTAGACCTTAATAAAATCATTGCAAATAATGTAAAAAATTGGGGTGATTTTACTAAAGAAGAAGGACTGACAACTACTAGTGGAAAGGGATTAAACCCTCAGCTTGCAAAAGCAAAAGCCTCTCTTATTGGAGTAATTATGAATAATCCATCTAGTACTGCAAGCGTTCTTGATGATAATACAAGTTATGATATTGGTTACTATAGTGGAAATAGTGAAAGAAATGGATTAATAAATAACATGCTTAAACTAGAAAACGAAACTCGTAGAGATATGGGTCAAGATCCAATGACAGATGAAGAATCACAAAAGTATGTTGATGAAAATAGTTGGATGATGATTCAGATGGCAAGAGATGGAAATGGTATAATGCGTCCTGTGTTGACTCCAGAACAGACAGAAAAAGCTAGACAGGAAATTATGAACCAAATAGATTACCAACTAGGCCAGAAGATAACTCAAGACGAGCCAGCAAAACCTTCAGGTGGTTCTGGATCTAGTGGAGGTGGAGGTGGACCTACTGACGCTCAAATTAATGCTCAGAAAAAGGGTGCTGAAGTAAAACAAATAATGTCGTCTGGTGAAAGTGGTACAGTTATAGCAAAAAAATTACGAATTGCTTCTGGTGGTGATTATTATTTTAAATATGAAAACAATGGATGGAGTGTATATGATGAAGATCCAAATAATCGAGGAGCAAAACCAAAATATACAGGATTAAATGCTTCAGCTGATATGTATAAAGTATTCAGCACTAAAGCACAAGAACAATACTATAAAGAAGGAACTAAATCAAAAAAATTAAATTAATGAACGCTAAATATAAAAACTTATACCAAGAGCTAGTATCAAGAGAAATGACAGACCTTGATGAGAATTCTTTTTATAATGAATACTCTCAGAATGATAATAAATTCTCAGAGCTATATTCATATTTAGATTCTAATGAGCTGACTGATCTAGATCCAGAGACTTTCAAGTTAGAGTATTTTGGAACTCCAATCATTAAAAAAAAAAGCCAAGTCGAAAGTACGGAATCAGATTCGGAAGATGGTTCATCGGAGCGGTTATCCACAACGACTACAAGGCAGTTGGAGCCTTCTATATACATTCTTCCAAGTAATCCTGGGGCACTATACAGAAAAAAAGGTGACTCTTGGCTAAAAAAAATTGGAGAGAATTATATTCCACTATCAAAGGGTGATGTCAGAGCAAGAGAAAGGATACTAGACAAGCAGGCCGTATTGGCAAGCGATTTTCAAGCTGATTGGTATTCAAATCAACCTAAAGAAATTCCTGAATCAGAATATGCAACTCAAGAACAAGTAAACAAGGCGTATCCAGATTTACCAAAAGAACGCTGGAAAGGTGCTACTGTTACACCAATTGACCAAACAATACCTACAGAAAAAACACGAGCATTTGAGCAAGAAGAAGCTAAGGATTCTATACTTCCTGAAGAAAAAATAGAGCCTGCAACTTATAAAGAAAAGCTTTACATGCTACAAGAGGGAAAGGACAATGAGAATTTCTATAAAAATCCCGTAACAGAAGAAACATATTTATATTGGTTAGATAATAATGGAAAACCAAGAGAGGGATTAGACCCAATAAAATCACAAGAAGCTGTAGACTTGGCCGCTAATATTATTGGTGAGTCTCAGATGAAACAACTATCAAAAATAAATAAGATAGACAAGATAGACCTTAATAAAAGGGATGTAGATAAATTTCTAAAAAAAGAATTATATGGTTCAAACTTTGGTTTTAATCAAGAGGGAAACGAGCTAACCATTAACTCGTATTTTCCAGGGATGAATGGTGATGATGAAGGACTTGAAAACTCAATAACAATTGACCTATCTAAATCAAACTCATCAAGCATAGCAAAAGAATTTCTTCGTTATAATTTATTTACAAAAAAAGAAAACGAAAGCCTTGAAAATATAAAGGATCCTGAAAGTTACATTGACGCAATGATTAACTCTAATGGTAAAATTAAGATGACCAGCGATAGAGTAAACATGATTTCAGATTGGGCTAAAACAGAATCAATTGTTATTGAAAATGAGATAAAAAAAGGTTCTGTAGATGTTATTGATAAAGACATCAAGTCATACGAAGAAAAAACAAAGTTATTTAAAGAAAGAGTAGCTACTGGCAAGATGACCCAAGAAGAATTTGATAAAGAGAATGATGATTTATCAAAACTATATAAAGACATTATCATAAAACAAAAAAGAGCACAAGGAATATCTAATAGAATTCAAAAACTTACTAATGCTGAAGAGTTAATTCAAAAAAATGTTCCACCAGAAGAAAAGGGAAGTACTATAGGAGCACTTGTAAAGTCTTTTGCATCTGGTGTAGCTAATTTAGCATTAACTGCCGTAGATTATAGTTTGTCTGGATTAAATATTATGATTGGCGATGAAAAATTTGCAAAATTAATAGATGGAAATTACGAACAAAAAAAAGCAAAAGGATTAACTGATGCTCAAATTGCCAATTCTTCACAGGCTGAAGTAAAAGATTTTGCTAAAGAAAAATATGATTTAGGTTGGCAAAATATAACTGGAACAAATAAAGAATACATAAGATCAGAAAACAGAGGTATGATTCCTCAAGCCTTAAACGCTGTAGCAGAAAGCTTTGGTACCGCTGCAACAGGTGGTGCACTGGGAAAGGTTGGAAGTACAGCTGCATTCTTCTCCATGTCATACAATGCAATGGAGGATCAAATGAGAGGCCCAGATTTTGATCATTTAAACGAAAACGAAAAGAAATTAATATCAGTTCCATATGGTCTTGTTATAGGTCAAATGGAAAAGTGGGGGTTTGATGTTGCCGTTGGTGCTGGAAAAAATCCATTATTCAATAAGTTTGCTAACTATATAGTAACAAAAACATTTAAGAACTTACCTAAGAATGCTGGTTTAATTGAATTAAATTCAGCAATACAAAAAAACATAGGTGCATCAATAGCTAAAGGTCTAATTAAAATTACAGGTGCTGGTGTTTCTGAGGGAAATGTTGAATTTATGCAACAAGAATTTGAGGGTATTCAAAAGTTTGCTGTTAACGAAATATTAAAGAACGACAACTTCAACGAGGAGTACTTTAAAGATGCAGAAGACCTAACAAAGGCTGGTGGATGGTCTGCATTACTAAGCCAAGGATGGGATGCTTTTAAGCTAGGTTTCTTGGCTGGTGGAATGACATCTGCTGGTGCTTCAGTAAAAAATAATATTACAGATATATCATCAAACAATAAGTTTGATATATATAAAAGTTTTGTTTTAAATACTGAATCAAGGAATGGATGGATAGCTAGTATAAAGGAGGATGAAAAGAATGGAAAAATTTCGCCTGAAGAAATGAACAAGAAGATAGACGAATTGAATAAATCATATTCTGTCTTAACAAAAATACCAGCTTCATTAACTACACAGTCTCAAAGAGAAGCTTTTTCTTTACTACAAGAAAGAGAAATAATACAAAACGAAATAAAAGATAAAGATCCTAATCTAGTAGTAAAGGAAACAAATAGAATAAAAGAAATAAACGAAGCACTAAAAACAACATCAGAAAATGCCACTAAAGAAGACAACATCAAGCAACAAGAAGGTACAGCAGAAGGCGGTATCAGCGAATATCAGGGAACTGGTGAAGGACAACAAAAAGACGGGGTCAGCCAAGGGGGACAACGGGAAACCACGATCAATGAAGCAGATCGTAGCGATAGCACTGTCGCAAGCAAAATACAGCAAGAAGAGCAAGTAGCAGCCTACAGAGAACAAGAACAGGCTGAACTTCTTAAGGCCATACCTAAAATAGAAAAATACAAAGTAAATGGTAAGATAGATAAAACTATCATGCCAAAAACTGTATTGGCTAAGTATAATAGTATATACAATAAGTATGACAATTTAATAAGTCCTCTATTAGAGACAACAGCTGAAGTAGTAATCGATAAGCCTGTTATAACAACAAACACAACAGCTGAGGTAGATAGAGTTAAATCTCTTACACCTGATTCTGAAGACGGTGCTACATTCAATATTGATGGTACTAAGTATGAGGGTGTTGGTTTAGTTGTTCCAGTTGATAGCATGAACACTACAACAGAAGAATTGACTCCAGAAATGGTTGCAGACTTTGTTGCAGAGCGTCAAAAAATGATAGGTGATGCTGGTGTCGTTAAGGCTGGAATATATAAGTTTCCTAATAGCAATCAAGTATCAATTGACCTTAGTGTAGTAGTTCCTGAAACATCAAGAGAACAAGCACTTGAGTTTGCAAGACTTGCTGGTCAGGAATCATTATTTGATCTAGCAACATTTGAAAATATTAAGACTGGAGCAACTGGTGAGAACCCTATGAGCTTTAGTCCAGAGCAGCACAGAGAAATCTCTAAGGCCTTAAAGGAAGGAAGAATGCCCAATGTATTTGGAGCTACAACTGAGACAACAAACAACTTACTGACAAAAGAAAATGTCAGGGAGTTTGCATCAAAACAAACTACGCCTAAAAATAAGTTGATTGTGAAAGCCGCTAAAATGGTTTTAAATGCGATCCCTGGAGTTAAGATATACATGCACAACAATGGCCAAGAAATGGCTAGTGCTATTGAGGCATCAAAGAAACAATTAACAAAAGAAGAAAAGACTGGGCTTACAGAATCAAGCGGTCTATATGTAGACGGTGATATTCATATTAACCTAGAATCTGCAACTATTGGTACGGTGTATCATGAAGCATTTCATGCGTTGATTGAAAAAAACGGAATGAAGTCTGGGTCAATATTATTGATGGCAAAGGGCCTTAAAAATATTATATCTGACAAAAGTATTAAACAAAGATTAGATGATTTTGTATCTCAATACAATGAAGATGAAAAGGCAGAAGAATACATATCAGAGCTTGGTGGAATACTATCTGAGGCAGAGCAAGAATTAACTACAACAAAGCTACAGCAATTCAAAATATTGATAAATAATATCGCTAAGAAGCTAGGGTTGCCAGTTATATTTTCTGCATCAGCAAATGCACAAGACGCTGCTGACTTTATTAATGCCATGTCTAAGAAACTTAGGACTGGGGAGGAGATTGAGATAAATGATCCAGGAGACGGTGGTGAAGTTGGAACATTTAATATCCCTAAAATAAAATTTACAAAAGCAAAAAGTGTATCTGAAGATTCAAGGGATTTTATTATAGAGTTTGTTGAAGACTTAGATATACGAGAACTTAATGGTGAAAAGTTTATTACTAATATGTATGATTTTACAAACGCAGGTAAAACTGATTTAGGTAATGGATTTGAAATAAACATGTTAGGAGGAAAAAATTATGTTCCATTAATGATGTCATTAAATAATAAAAAAATTGGTGAAGTATCAAACCTTGCAGCATTTAATACAAAAGCACAAGCTGAAACTTTTGTTAGAAATGCTGAAATGAGTGGAGCTAAAATATTTGCACCTCATTCTGGAACATTAAGTAACTCTTGGCAGTTTCAACAACATACCTTTGCTGAATTATCTTCTTTAGTATTAGATAATGAAATAC